GGTGGCATTGGCTTTTATGTCTAGATGTTGAGGTTGAGTATTTATCTTTGTTCTCATACCATGTATTACCTAGGTAAATAAAGAGCGGGAAGTGCCTTCCGTAGCTATAAACTACATAAGGAGTGTTAGAACCCTCATTGTCATCATCCCATTCAGCCATTAGATTGTTAGCCTTAAACGCTATAGTTTGATATACATACTTTCTAGCGTCCCTATTTGCTATTCTATTAATCATAAGATTACCCTTTCTAGTTATTCATTGTCAAAAAACTTTCTGTACTGCCTAATAGCAAGGAATCGGCTACGCCGATCCCCTTGCTTTCGCCTATTAAAGGCTCATCAGTTAGGCTTTTTTACTTTGATGTAATTTTATTATTTCTACTATTACCATTATTAAAAAATAAACTGAGCCTATTAATCCAAATGTTAGATATAATTCTATAAGCTCTATAAGTTCTATAATTTCTGTGTTCATTGTATTCCCTAGGTTGCGGGGGGCTTTCGCCCCCCTTGGTTAGTTAGTTTTCTTATGTTGTTTCTTCTGTAGTTGATTTAAGTGCAGGAGTCTTCATCTCTTGCTTTTCTTCTTTTTTAGTTTGAAAGTGTTCTGTAACCTTTACGATAGTGTAATCTCTATCAAGTTCAGGCAACATATTAACAAGCTGGATAACTGCCTTAGTTATTACTTTACTTTCTAGCGTGTTTAAATGTTCCTTTATATCGTCTATATCAATAGATATGTCTTCAAGGTAGTTTGAAGTATCGCTGATATAATCCCCAGCTTGACTAAGGTTATATTCTAAGCTCTCAATCTCTTGCTTGGAATCATAAGCACTTTGATTTGCTGTCTCAATTTGTGATTGTATATTTTTTAGTTTGTTTAGTATTTCCATAGGATTTTTATTTCCTTTCCTAGGTTGTGGGGGGCTTTCGCCCCCCTGGTTGTTTAACTTAATTAAAATAAATTCTTAGCATTAATTAAGTCATGTTGATATTCGTTTAAACTTTCTTCTAAGTGTTCAATACGTTTCTCTAGCTTGTTGATTTTATTTTCTAAGCTATGGTATTTATTACTATGAATATTAGTTTGGTTTAACTCTCCATATAAATCAAAAAGAGTTTCATCAGACTCTTGAATTTTATCTTCTAAATTGTGTATTGTACGTTCTAATACTTTAACATCATTATAATACATTTTGTTTAGAGAATCTGATAATATATTTTCTATTTGTGATTTACTCATTTAATCTCCTAGTTATTGTTATATGTTTTCCCTCCTGCAGGGGGTGGCGTCGACATAAAAAAAGAAAGACACACATAGTAAAATATTTTTTTTGGATTTTTTTTGAGATTTAGGTTGGATTGCCTGCGGCGGTAAAATGCGGTAATATATTAAAATATTATAATATTAACTATCTATCTAATATTAATAATATTATTTAATATTAATAATATAATATTAATATATTGATATATTATTGTTCCTCTCAACCAACAGTTGAAATTTATAGTAAAAACACTATACCTGTCAACACTTATTTTAATTACTTGTTGAATACTATATTCTATGATTATATTACCGCCATGGAAATAGAACCTCGTATAGAAGTACTTGATTTAGGACCTGCGATAGATTATTTAAAAAGCCTATCAAAGAAGTTCATTGATACTGGTGACCACCAATACATGATGGAGATACTAATGGTCATAGATGAGATGGATACCCCAGTATTAGTAGACTTCGTTACAGGGACTAAGCCAGAGATTGAAGCTCAGGCATAATGTATCTTAGAACAATCAAAGGCGTGGATTATCATTTATTTGATAATGAGGAAGAGTTCCGCAAACAATACCCCAAAGAAAAGATTAACACTGACTGGCGCACCGCAGAAGAAGGTGAATGGACCGTTAGTGATGATGGACAAATACTTAGTATAATTAAAAAGAGCACTATTAATAGCACCGCTTATAAAGGCAAACAGACAGTTGTTAAAACATTACTAGGTCTCAAGTATACAAATGGTAAGCAAAAGCTAGAAGGAGACCCTCCTAAAGACATTAATCGTTTTGGCACTGGTAGACATAAATATATAACTGAAAAAGAAAGATACTTTGCCAAGTTAGTTGCACAGGGTATAGACAAGAAGGACGCATATATACATTCGTTTGATACTAATAACGAGGAGTATGCTCTTGAAAGGGCGAGGATACTATTAAGACAAAAGAGGATTAGAACATTGGTCAATAAAGAAATCGAAGAAATATTAGATGACCTTGGTATCAGTAAGACATATCTACTAGAACAAGCAAAAGATATAGTAGACAAGAAAGATGCTAGGGATTCTGATAAGCTAAGAGCACTAGAAACACTAATGAAGATAGCAGGACTATTGTCCACAGAAAAGAAAACAGAGTCATTAGCATTGATACAAGAGTTCAAAGGTTTTTCTAGGGATAAGTTAAAAGCATTTGAAACAGGACTATTAGAAGAAAGTGCTTCTCAATAGATACTGGGATTACCCTAAACAAGTTAAATGGGGTAATATAACCTATAACATACAATTAGAGGTACAACATGGCAGTTAAAAGAGTAAAAGCCCCCGCTGGTCATCATTGGATGAAACACGGCAAGAATCAATATAAACTTATGAAACATACTGGTAAGTTCAAGGCACATAAAGGTGCAAGCCTTACCGCTTCTTTTGAAGTACAGAAAGTACATAAAGCTAAAAAGTAATGGGCAGAGAAACAAAAAAGAAAAGAAAATTTAAATCGGTCCCTAAGACTAAAAGAGGCGTACCCAAGAAATACGTTAAAGGAGCAAGTAATCCAATGGTAAGAGAGTCTGAAATTATTGAGACTAAAAAATTGTATGCAGCAGGTCAACTTACCGCAGAAGATTACGACCGTATATCAAAAGAAAGGAGTGAAGATGGGCGTAAAAAGAAAAAGCGCAAAACCAAAAGCAAAAATGCCTAGTGGGAAAGCAGCGGTTATAAATAAATACTCAAAAAGCTCTGGTATATCAAAAGCTAAGTTAAGCAAGGTCTACTCACGTGGTTTGGGGGCGTACTATTCGCAGGGTAGTAGACCCAAGGTTTCTGCGCATCAATGGGCTGCTGGTAGAGTAAGAAGCTTTGCAACTGGCAAGGGTGGTGCAAGAAAAGCAGACGCTGATATTTTAAAAGCTAAAGCTGGTGGAAGAGTGAGAACATACAAAAAGAAAAAGACCACAGCTACACGCAAAAAGCGATGAGCAGAAAAAAAGACCCTAAAAAGGGCACTGGTAAGAAACCAAAAGGTACAGGTCGTAGACTATATACCGATGAGAACCCTAAGGATACCGTTAGAATCAAATATGCTACCCCAGCTGATGCTAGGGCTACCGTAGCAAAAGTAAAGCGCATTAAAAAGCCATTTGCTAGAAAGATTCAAATATTAACAGTTATGGAGCAAAGGGCTAAGGTAGCTGGCAAAACAACACAGGCTAATATAGCTAAAGCAGGTAAAGTAGCGATAAGGAAATCACATGGCGCACGAAAAAAGAAGAGCTAATCTTTTAAAGAAACATAACTTAAGTGGGGTCAACAAACCAAAAAGAACTCCTAACCATAAAACTAAATCACATATTGTGTTAGCCCAAGAAGGGCATAATTTAAAATTAATACGTTTTGGGCAGCAAGGAGCCAAAACTGCTGGTAAACGTAAAAAAGGTGAGTCACGTGCTACTACTATGAAAAGAAAGTCATTCAAAGCACGTCATAGAAAAAATATAGCAAAGGGTAAGATGTCTGCAGCATTCTGGGCAGATAAAGTTAAGTGGTAGTGTCTAAGCCTCGTAACAAAAGAGTAAACAAAAAGATATCCAAGTTAGTTGACGAAGGATATCCCATGTATCAAGCAGTTGCCATTGCTTTGAGTATGGAAGAAAAGAAAAGATTAGGACCCAAGGGTGGGTATAGAAGAGTTAAAGCAAAAAAATAGTTTTAACATCAACCCTTCGCCAGAAGAAATGGCAAGAAAAGATGAGGTATTATACAAAGCATACAATGACCTTGTTTACTTTGGTAGAGCTTTCCTACCTAATGACTTCTTAAATAAAAGCACATCTCCTGCATATCACTACGATGTATCTAAAAAATTAATATCAACCAAGCCCGGTGAGCGTATCTGTATTATACTTCCAAGGGGTTTTGGCAAATCTATTCTTTCTAAATCTGCTATCCTTCACAAACTTTGCTTTTCAGGAGAGGATACACAAAACTTTATAGCATGGGTATCAGAGGAACAAGGACAATCCATTGACCACTTAAAATATATCAGACATCATCTAGAGATGAATAAGACAATCAAATACTACTTTGGTAATATGGATGGAGGCTCCGTAGGAAAAAGATGGACTGAAAAGGACTTAGTCACTCCCAAAGGAGATAGGATTATAGCCAAAGGTACCAGCCAAAGACTTCGTGGTAGGGCTGAGGTAGATGTTCGATACACTGGCATCATTCTTGATGACTTTGAATCAGAACTAAACACAAGGACACCAGAAAGACGTGCAGACATCAAGAGGTGGGTGGTATCAACGATTTATCCGGCTTTGGAAGAATCCCCGGGTAAGGAAGGCTGGATATGGCTTTCTGGCACGATTGTGCACTTTGATAGCTTCCTGCAAATGACATACGATGGATATAACAAAGCAAAAGAAGATAATCGCAGTTATCCTTGGCAGGTATTCTTTAAACGTGCTATAGAAGATGGTCAGCCTATCTGGAAGGAACAGTTCCCACTTTCTAAGTTAAATGCAAAGAAAAGAGAGTTTATAGAAGCAGGACTCGTAAACAAGTTTGCTCAGGAGTACATGAATGATGCTAGAGATATATCCAATGCGTCATTTAAAATAGATAGGATACAATACTTTTCTGGTGAAAGAAAGTACATCAATGGATTTAATTACATAGCAGAGTACGATGAGATGATACCTATTAATCTTTACATAGGTGTAGACCTTGCAGCGACAGCTAGTGAGACCTCTGACTATCAGGTTATATTGGTCATGGGTATAGATTCACGCTCTAATCGCTATGTTTTAGAATATTTTAGAGAACG